CGTCGTCGACGATAACCCGCAGGCCCTGATAGGTCGGGATCATCATCCCGCCCTGCTGGGAAGGCGGCATGTAGTCGATTAGGTCCGCCTTCTTCAGAACCTTCATCTGCTTCGAGTGCAGGATCACGCCGACAAACCGGTCGGCCTGGTCGCCATGCAGATACGCAGCGTCGATGAAATCGGTGTCAGCAATGGTCGCGTTCGTGTCGCGGATCATATCGCCTGCGTCGTTCGCGATATTGTCCGCCAGCACGCCAGCCACCGATGCCAGCACCATGCGCTTGATGGCACGCTGCCAGTAGTCGGTCTGCCGATCGGCAATCACCTTGCCCGGATCATCACCCGCCAGAACGGCAGTCAGATCGGGCCAGGCCCACGCCTGAGCGCGCATCTGACGAAGCGCCGTCTCGGAGCGGGTCGCCAGCTTCTTGACCTCGATCGAATCGGACGGATCGTCGTTGATCGGCTCAGAAGCGTCAGCAGTGATATCCTTCCAGCCAGGCAGCTCGACAAACTTGCCGCCCTCGCCGAACTTGCCGGCGATCATAGGATCGGTCGCAAGCATTCCGGCCTGAAAGAGTTCGAGAACTTCGACGTGTTTCTCGAAGGAGTAACGAGCGTAAGGAGTCGGAACGATAACGTCCGAAATCCTGGTATATGCATCAGCCATTGCGGCAGTCCCTTAAAAAAGGGCGCAACAGCACGCTTGGGCGGCTACCTTTTCCTGCCAACCCATTGATCGGGATCTTTCCCGGCTTCGCGTGCCAGACGTCGCGCCTTGTCAGGGTCGCTTTTCACCAGGGCCGATATCTCTGTGAGATTGCCTTCCTTGAAGGGGTTCTTGCCTCCAGGTGCGTCGCCGCCGTCGATCTTGTCCTCGGCAAACATCTTCGAGCCGATTTCAGAAAACGCCACCGCGAGAGCCGCATCCGTCAGAGCGCCATCAGGCATGATGATCCCCGACTTCTTGAAGCTATCGACAAGGCCGAGCTTTTTCAGAGCGCGGTTTGCCAGCTCGTGCTTTGTCTTGAAGCCCTCGGAATCTTGAGGCCCCCAATCCTTCACAAGCGTTTCTGCGGTAGTTTCGACAGCCTTGGTCAGAGCAGTCACATGCGCCTTGGCCTGTTCGGCTTGTGCGAGTGCGAACTGATCGTGCAAGATTTGAGCTTGGCGCCCATTCAGGCCCGCCCCGTGCGCCCACTTCTTGAAGTTGCCCGCAAGGGCCTCATCATAGGGGAGATCGCTGGGCAGCCCATCCGGCCGCTTGAACTCATAGGCTTCTGGCTTTTCCGGGCGGCCGATCTTGGAATAGAAAGCGTTCCACTCCGTTTCGGTCGCGTCATCAGCCGGGCGTCGAACCGAAGACCCCAACAGGGATTCCTGGTTGACCGCGGCTTTCGCCAGATCCTCTACAGATTTATAGCCCTTTGTCTCGACCCATTTCCGGGTGCCTTCATCTTGAAGACCGGCGAAAGGCGATGCAGCCGCAGCGGCGGACCCGTTATCCGCTGAAGCATTTTGCGTATTGTCAGGGGTGCCCGCCGACGCAGCAGATTGCTGCGCCACGGACCCTGCGTCCGCGGTAGTCATGAAGACCTCAATTGTTGGAGTGCTATTCCTCGGCAAACCCAAAGCGGGCGACACGCTCCAGACGGAGCATTTCGCTTTCGTTCAGGCTGGCGAAGTTCGATATGGTCGAGAACAGCGCACGGCGCCCGTTCACCTCATGACCATGAATTTCGTAACCGTCGGTCGACCCCGTTTCCTCTTTCCAAGCGGACACGGAAATCACATCGTAGAAGCCCGAGCGGCGCGCGAGATCGGTAAGAACGACCATCGCATCGCCCTTGCGCGGGTTATCATTGAACAGCCGGGCATAGGACAGCCGGACCTCCGCAGCCTGTTGCTCCGGAGTCATCAGAATACAGCCTTGCTCTCGGTCGCGTTGTTGGCGCCAATGCCCGGCAGCAAGCCAGCCTCCGCGGCCTTAGCCATCGCCGGCACCGCATCAGCGGCAACCGCGGCCCCTTGCTGTGCCGCAGCCATGCCCATCTGAGCCTGCGCCGCCTTAGCCTTAGCAGCCCGGTCAGCCTCGACCTCCTCCTTGCGCTTAAGGATGGACTGCGGCGCGCGACCGGCGCCATGAAACACCCGCAAGCTTTCGTCAGGATCGAGGTTATCCAGGATCTCTGGCTTGAGCTGCGCCATCTGACCGGCGAAACTCCACGTCTCGACAACCGACTTTGCTTCACCTGCCTTTCGAAGGATGTCGAGCGGTGACGTGAACTGCACCCGGATTGACTTGCCTTCGAGCGACGCCGGCGGGACAAACCGGCTATCCGGCTCGTACAGCCCCTTGCTTTCGAGGATCGACAACTCGCGATCGGTCTGCATCGACAACCCGCCCTGGATGGATGACCCAGCGGGACCGAGCAGCGCACCCTTCTCTTCTTGGCGGATCAGAGCCTCTGTTGCCGTCTGGTTGCCGGGCTTAGAGACCAGCGTCTGAAACAGGTTGACGTAAAGCCCTTCCTGAATCGTGTTGCGGCTTTGCTCGATGTACTGAAACGCATAGTCAGGGCGCGCCCCGGTGACGATCGGCTGTGCCATCAGGCGCCCATTGTCGTCGATCGCGCCCGGGATGCGAGCGCCAGGATCTAGCGGCGGCAGCCAATCCAGTTTGCCACCCAACGCCAAAGCCGGATCCGTAATGCCCTGCAAACCTCGCAGCGTACCCTTGCGCACTGCGTTGATCTCGCGGACTTCCGTCAGCAACTCGATGACAGGGCTTGTACCGTAGTCGTCGCCGTCATCCCTGCCCCAGTTGAAGCAGGCCACCGGGAACGAACTGAAATTCCGTTCCTTAACGATCGCCTCGCCGTCGACCACCACATGGCAGGACTTGAACGGACCATCGAGATACACCGACTCACCGTTGATCCGCCTAGCCTTGCGATCATAGTTCGGGCAGATCGAGTGGATAAACTCGACCATCTCCTCGCACTGGCTCGACTTCTTAGCCATGTCGATGATCTTGGACGGAAGCTTGTCGCCAAACTCCTGATAGGCCACCCGGGCGGACCGCTTGTACCGACGATGCAGCGTGTCGACATCGCCCCATTTGTTGCGAGCGACCCACACCTCGGCTACCGGCAGCGACCGATACCGCACATAACGGCCCGAGAAATCCTCTTCAGCATAGAGATAAGCAGGACCAAACCGGACAATATTGGCGTAGCAGCCCTGCATGGCAGGAACGTAGCCAGACCCTGGCGAATAGCGGATCGAGAACAGGAAGTCGCGGACCTTCTCGGCCCATTCCTTTTCCTCGTCGGTTTCCTCATCGTCCATCGCGGCCGTAGTCAGGCCCTGCCACTTGTCATTCTGCGGCGTAATCAGGCTTTCCAGGCCAGCAGCCAAGCGACGCTGACCGGTCCTCACCGTCGTATCGTAAACACGCCGCGTCCGCCGATCGGTGCGCGTGACCTGGTTGTCCGTCTTCGACGTCGCAAAGCCATTGCGCAGGAACTCAGGCGCATCTGGCGCGCAGTATTCCGCCACGTCCCGCCATACAGACTCATATGGATTGCGGGCCGTCTCCAACTGAGACTGGCGCGCAAGGATGTCTTTGGCGGTGGAGCCTTCAGCCATTACTGACCCAGCATCACAGCTTTAACCGGCGACAGGACCGGCCGCGAGCTCGCCACGTCGCTAGATTTCAGATCGCTCACCAGATTGGCCTGCGATCCGCTACGTGCGGCAGCCAGTCGACGAGCCTCATCTGACGCCTGCTGCGCCTGAAAGCTGTCAGGCTGTGGCGTGCGTGGCGGCGCGGCCGCGGCTTGCACGGGCATCTGCGGAGTATTGAACAGGCACATAGGTTGATTTCGTCCAATGATAGAGGGCGAACGTCTCGCCGTTCTTTCCATACTCAGGTAGATCGCAGCAGAACTGGCCGCCTATTCGTTCAAGAAAGCGTATTGCTTGGCTGTGAGACTTCAGTGCCCGGGCTTCTACTCGCAGCGCTCCCGCCTCGTAGACGGCGGGCTGCAGGTGTCCTGTGATGAAACGGACCATGGCCGGGACGCATTTCGCCAGTCGATCCGTACCCCATGACCAGGCAATCCAATATCCTCGGCGAACCTGACCGCAACCGAATGCGGCTTCAGGATTCCCATCGAGCTCGCAGATATAGGCATAGTCTCGTAGCGACATTGCAGCGACATGCGCGGCGTCCCACTCGTCTATCTGTGCTTCGACCTCGGCGCGGTCGACTGACCTCATATGCGCCGCGACATAGGAGAGATCGCGCAGCGTGGCCGGTATTACCCTACATTCCCTCAAGCGGATCAGCCTGCCTCATCGACCGCGGCTTCATGATAACCCTTACGTTATCCGGCTTCAGCGGCGCCTCGCATTCCTCGCATATGCCGCCCTCGGCATAGCGCGAATACGGATGATCCTTCCCACATAGCTTGCAACGCACAACGGCCGGCATCAGAACCCCGCAAGCGGATCACCGCTGACTTGGCTTTCCTGCTTCTTCCTGTTCTCGCTTCGCAGCGCCGGCGGCAGCAGCGCTTTGCGGATCATCATCACGCCGTAGCGCGTCGCTGACATCAGATCGTCCATTTCCTTGACGATCTTGCCTTCCTTGCGGTGATACAGCCGGAACTCTTCAAACCATTCAGCCAAGTTAGAAAATACCTTGAGCCGGCCGGTCTGCATCCTATCCAGCATTTCCATCACGCCAGCCTCGACACCATTCGAACCGTCAGCGAAAGTCGCGCGGTTCTGCATCATGTTAAGGCCGTGTTCCTCGTACTGCTTGGCAAGCTGCTCGCCCGAGCCCTTGTCATGCTGCAAACCATCATGCGGCCAGGCCCAAGGGATCCACTTACCCCATGCCTTGAGCGCAGCGGCGTGTAGGATTGGCGTTTCCTGCCGCGCGCGGTAGCCCTTTGTCACATAGATAACATCGCCATCTGGGTCGAACGTGAGCTCGACAGCCGCGAACGGGTGATCCCATCCGAAATCCATCGCCCCAAGCTTCGGCCAATAGGCCGGCATCTGGAACGGTTCGACCCTGATCTGCTCCTCAGCGATCGGGAAGATACGGCCAGAGCCGAGAACGGGCGTCCCCTTAGCCCGAGCCTCCCGCTCATGCGCCGGGAAACTGGCAATGATGCGAGCCCTTTCCTCCGCAGGAATGTGCAGCGCATCATCAATCGTCATATTCGTGTCGTGGCGGTCGCCGGTATTCTCGGTCAAGAAGCGCCTCACCACTTCCGACATGCCCAAGAGCGGCGTGAACGTCAGGTAAACGAGCCCGCGAGTCGCGATGGTGCGCGCCAGGCCCTCGTCGTAGATATCAGCCGGGCTTTCCTCGTCCAGCCATAGCACATGAACCGGCGGGCCCTGCCACTTCTGCCGGCCTTGCTCATAGTATTTTAATCGCAGCGTCGACAACCCGCCCGACACATGCTTGATCTTGGCGTAGTCCAGAAGATCAGCGATGCCCCTGGCAGGAGCCGTATCGGCAATGCAGTCCTTTGGGATAGTCCCAGTCCCTAACTCCCCCAGCGGCCCCATAAGTACGCGCTGAACGTTGTCTCGCGTCGTCTCGCCGGTGACGCCGGCTGCCCACATCATGATAGGCGCATCGAAACGCCTGCCCTTCCACCACGAAGGATACTGCCCCGTTAGATGGTAAGCAGCCTCACAACCCCCGCAAAACGTCTTGCCGTTCTGGTTGCCGGCCCGAAGCAATCTCTCGCGGTACTTTGCGCCGGCCTCATGGAAGGAACGCTGCTTTTCGTATGGCTGGTATAGCGCGAGCCTGCTGTATTGCAGTTCCTCAAGCTCAGCCAGGAGCTGATCAAGCTGATCCGGCGGGAGTTCCGATACGATCGACTCCCAGTTGCTTTGCAATGCCAACGACCCGCTCTCGTTTCTGCTCTACCGTCAGACCGTCGAATTCACCAGGTTTGCCGACCTCCTTGCGATCGACAAACATGCCCAGTTCCTTGCCGACAAGCTCAAGAGCGCGATTTGCTACGTTGCCCTCGTACTTGTATTCGCCAGTCCCCGTCCCGTCCGGCTTCTTGATTTCTTCGACCTGCATGGCGCGGTTGGCGTTCTCAACTAAACGCTCAAGCACCCATTCGCGGGAGACTTGGACGTTTGCTGCTGCCCTATCTAAAAGTTCGTCAACGCGAGCGCGGATTTCGTCATTCTTCGTCAGTCGCGTGGAGTTCCTGGGATCAGCATACCCCGCATCAGCCATCGCCTCGGTCGCGGATTTCCCCGCCGCGAGAGACTGAGCAAACTTCTCGTGGCGGGGATTACTCAGGATAGGCATCGTTCAGTTCCATAATGGCGGAAGGGGTAGGATTCGAACCCACGGAACCATTACTGGCTCTTCGGTTTTCAGGACCGCTGCCTTAAGCCGCTCGGCCACCCTTCCGTATCCGTCAACGCCTCCGAGGCTGCGCCATACGAGTGGCACCGGCCCCGTTCGGATTGCCATGGGCGGCCTTGTCGTCTGCGTCTTTCCAGCCGAAGCCGTCGACGCCTTCGAACTCACCACCTTCCCGCATTCCGATCATGACGCCAGGGCCCACCTGCTGGTAGGAATAGCGGTCCTTTTCCTCGTTGCGTTCGTCAGCCAGATCAGCCGAGACTTCCGGCGGGCCGTTTTCCATCAGCGAGATGTTGATGACCTCGCGGCGCGGATCATGGTCGAACGTCTCGTCGACGTCCTTGATCGTGGCCCAACGGTTCGTTGCATAGGCCGCCGAACGAGCGTCAGCGTTCTCTGCGACCGAGAGGCGCTTGCGCTGACCTTCGCCCGTGAGCGGCTTATGGTCCGCGTTGGACTGCTCAGCCTTCGGAGCGGCCGCCTGTCGGCTGGCGTCTACTCGGGCCTTCGCTGCGTCGGCCTTAGCCTGGGCCTCTGCTCGTCGCTGCTCATCCGTCTTAGTGTCTTCAGCCATATCGGCACCTCAGGGGGTTGGTTGTCCGCTGTTTCCAGAAACGGGTTAGGGAATCCTCGCAAGGAGCTGCTGCACGCGAT